TATGCCTCAACACCTTTCTTTGTCATTCCGGCACCGCTTTTAGTGGGTCTCTTGTGTCCAGACTTGACACTCATACCCTTCATATCGTCTTCAGATAACTTTTTTACTTCGTCCTTACCCTCATAACCTATTTCATCTCTCCAGTTTACCATAGATTCACCGACCTTTTTCTTCACACAGTTTGGATATCTTTTACCAAACATTGTCTTCATACCTTTCTTTTCATAACCCTTCCAACACTTCTCATCAAGTGTCTCCTCACTCATCCCTTTTGTCTTGACACCTCTTCTTGCTTTATGCTCCTCTCCTCTTTTCACAGCGAGTTGTGCTTTTTCTGATGGTTTTTGACCAAAGTATCCTTGTGGTTCTGGACTACCTTTTTTACCAAACCTTCTTTGGTTTCTTACTTCTGCTTTTGAAACATTTGAGATGTAACCTTTTTCCATCTTTGCTTCACCCACAACCTCTTCACTTGTTACACCTGCTTTTGATCTTTCTCTTTCAGCAATGCTTTTGATGATCATCTTTAACTTTGCTCTCTTACCATATGGATTTGGTTTCTTTTCTTGTTTACCAAATGCTGCCATTTGACCGGATGGTTTACCTGATCCTCTAGTAATACCGTATGCCATACCTTCAGAAGTTGATGTAGTATGCTGTTCATCAGGAGTATTTGATGCAAGATTCTTTGCTTTTTGTTTCTTAGAGATCTTTGGCCCTCCTACTGGATCACCATACTCATCTCTTTTCATTTCTCCTAAATCAGATCTCCAATCAGATGGATTGAGTGGCTCTGGTTTGATGATATCCACTGCTTCAACTTCAGTAAACTTAATATCATCTTTTTTCCAATCTTGAACTAATAATTCACTCTCTATTGCAGTTTCTTCTTTCATATGAGATGCTGCCTTGTAAAGTGGTTCACCTGTTTTTACATTCTTTTTACCAGACTTTAATCCTTGATATGCTGGTGTATTACCTTTCTTGTCAGCATTAGTTACTTCATATGCCTCTGATTTATTACCCCAGTTCGCAGCACCAACTTTACGACACTTAACTAGTGCACCTGATGCATATGCACTTGGCCAGACTGAATATCTTGACTTAACTTTGTGATAGCAAGCATCTTTTGTACCACTCCCCTTTCCTTTCTTATCCTTCACTTCATTAATAATATCATAAATTGTATTTGTTTCTGAACGATACTTTTCTCTTTGATTTGGGATGATATACTCAACATCTAATTGATCTCCTACTTCCACATTATTTTCTGCAAACCAACCACGATTTACTTCGATTGCTAATTCAATATCTCCCTCTGAATATACTGGAAGCGGATTATTTGGTTCTAACTGTTTAATACTTTCAATAACACCATCCTCTCTAACAAATGCAATGTCAAGAGGTATTTTTGTCTCAGTCATATGAAACGACTGTTTTGCAATATTATCAAATACAAAAAGCATTCCACTATCTGTATCTAAACTTTCACGAAACATAAGACCTTGTTTAAAATCTAAAGCACTCTTTGGAAGCTCCAGTCTCAAAGGTAATGTTGTAAATTCTTCTTTCATTTTTCTTTTTGGATCGGTTGATACCATTGTTGGTGCTGCTGCACCAGATTTTTGTGGTTGATTGGGATCTGCTGCTCTCTTTCTTCTTGCAGCACTATCTCTTTCTTTATCACTCATAGATCTTCTCTTTGCAGAGGAGACACATTTAGGAGTTGTTTTCTGACCGGGTTGACGAGCACAAGGCTTACCATCATATTTACCACCAACTTGAACCCAACCCTTTACTTTGCGTCCAGACTTAGTAGTTCCACTTGATTTACCAAACCATGCACGAAGACCTTCTTCTGTCATGTTCTTTGGTTTTTTACCCTTCTTTTTCATATCAATGGCAATTGCTGCCTGTTGAGCAGCATTCGCTGCTTCTTTCACTTCTTTACTGTCAAGATAATCTGCAGCAGTATCTAAGTAATCAGATGCCTTAGTTATCTTTGATTGTACCCATGCTTTGAAATTGTCTTTCTTGCGTGAGTGTTTTACAATCCTTTTAGATGCTCTACCTGCTGTCTTCAATTGATTACGAATCATTTCTGGTTCGTGATCACCATGTTTTTCCTCCTTCATTGCTTTTTCTAAATCATCTGCTTGTTTCGCATGTGTTTTAGAACCACCCCTTAGTTTCTTAACCAATTTTTTTACAAATGGTTTATCTTTTTCATCTAAGGTTTCTTTCATTAAAAATCCATCATCACGAAGAACTGATCCTTCGGGAATTGGTTTACACTTCTTATCAGTGTTGCAATAGTAATATCCTTTTTTACAGGATTTCATCATTCAGCAGTTTCTGAGTCATTATTATTTAGAATACCTTGTTTTAGTAGTTTTGATAACTCACTTGTAGATCCTACAAATAAGGCATTGTTTGTGACATTACTTTGAGTTTTTTGTTTTTCTTCATCTATATCTTTCATCTTTTTCTGAAGATCCATTAATTTATCAGTGCTATCAGCTACTGATTTAATTAACTGTCCGGCAACTTCATATGCTCTTGGACTTGCACTTTCACCTGCAACTTCCATGATTCCATTTATCGCTTCTTGACCTTTTTCAATTAGTGAATATAACTGCCCTCTTGTATATTTGTAATCTTTTTCAACATCATCTTTTTTAAGAACTACATTTGGTAATTCTGGTTTTTCATTATTTTTTTTAACAATAGAGGTTTCTACATTTAGAGATTTTTCAATACTGTTAAAATTTGTGTTCATCATGAGTCTGTCCTTGTTGCAGGATTAAATTGTAATGAATCAGTAAAGATACTTGATGTCTCACTAAAACCAAAGTCATCATCAACATCAATAAGATTATCATCTGCTGTAGTTAATTTATTAATTTTTGTATTTTCAAGGTGTGCTGCTTTAGCAGTGCTGTTAAATCCTCTCTTAACAGCTAAAGTGTTTGCGTCTGGTTTTGCATCAACTTTCATAATTTCAGTATCAATCACAATGCGATCACCAACTGCAAAATTAGATGAATCTGTGACAGTGATTCTGACATCATTTTCACCAATATTAAATGTCAACTGTGCAGTGTTATCTGCATCATAATCTTTAAGTGCTTTAGGTGTAACAGTATATCTTAGTTCTCTTCTCTTATTCTCACGATCCATATTGGTATGATAATCCAATTGAACTTTCTTAATAAGTCCCTCTGGTGTATCTGCAACAGGGCCGAATAGATAAGTTTTAGCGGTAAAGTTAAGTGTGTATATTAATGCTCTTCTTGTTGCAAAGTCTCCTTCATAATCATCTTGGAATGAAATATTATCTAATACAACACTGATATCTCTTTTCTCACCAATAACACTTATTAAGTCAACAGTTAAATTAAAAGATGGTTGAAAAAATGGTAAAATCTGTTCTATGATTTGTAATCCATCATCGTTTAGTTTAACCAATATATTTAATTCAAAACCAATATTATATGGAACTGGCATGAATACTTTTCTTAAGTTTGATCCATCAGATGCTTTGAATGTTTGTGTGATTGTAGATTTTCTTGTGGCATCATACGCAATGTTAGTCATCTCAAAAGACATTCTTGGTAATGTAATTTGAGTTGCACGATTTAAATCTGCTTGCTGTTCTAGTCTTGCTAAAAATTTCTGCATTGGGCCATATGCCAATGCAACTTTCATATCGCTGATTGATTTACCATTATTATCCTTATGTCGAATGTGAATATCATTAAACAAAGTACCAAAAGATATAACAGTCTTTCTAAGTATTTCGTGATAAAAATAAGTGCCTAACATTAGTATGTACCAAAGGGATTAGATTCCGCAAAATCAACAATTTCATCTGCAGCCAGTTCAAATTCATCATTATCACTGTATGCATCATATTTATCCTCTTGTTCATATTGACGAACATTATATGCAACAAACGATGTTGTTCCTGTTGAGAGTGTAAATGATGATGAAGATGTATTCAGACTTGGAGAATCCATAGTTATTGTTCCTGCACCGATTGAAATCACAGTGACACCTATACCAATAACATTGTCAACTGCGGATACTGCAGCACCTACAGATATTCCTGTTGTATTGATACCAGTAATTAATGTTGTTGATACACCTACTGTGCCAGTAGTTGTTCCTGTTGATACGAACACTGTCTTATGAATTCTATGTCCAGTTCCCGGATCAATACCTGTTTGAATTCTAACTTCTTCACCCGGAATAAATCCACTGACAGTAGATCCAATTCCAACATTTGTGATTTTAAGAACTTTTGTATCTGCATCCCATGATCTAACTATTGCCTCTGTATTTGATGTTTGACCAACAACAAGATCATTATATAAGTAATTTCCACGACCTGTAATTATATTTGGATCTGAGATTGTGACAGTTGGTGCAACTGTATACCCTACACCGGGGTTAACGGGTCTTATAGACGATAATTTAGCATTTCCAGTGTCAATTACAGCAGTGGCAATTGCAGTCGTTCCAGCACCGCTAGGCCCTGCTACAGTGATAGTTGGTTCTGTTGTATAACCTGATCCTTCGTTTGTTACTGTATAAGATATTACACCTCTTCCAGATGTTGTGAGACCACATGTAGCAATTGCACCACTACCTCCACCACCGATTATACTTATATCTGGTGCAACTGTATAACCAGCACCTGCATTTGTTAATACAATTTCTTTTACGGAGAATACACCGCTTCTTTCAGTTGTAATTGCCACAGCAGATGCATTTGTACCATTTGCATTTCTTGAAGTTGAGATGAACACTGTGGGTGTAGATGTATAACCAGACCCATCATTTAAAACTGTAATTGAATTTAAGAAACCAGAAAGAGCAGGTGCAAGAGTTGCTGATGCTGTTGCAGTTGCACCTGAACCAACTAAATTAAGTGTTGTAATAAACCCTTGATCTTCTACCTGTGTATCAATTTCATCAATAGATGTATCAATAACCTCATCCTCATATTCAAAGAGTTCACACTGAAGTTGATAAACATAATTTTTACCTAACTGGTAAAAAGGTTGCTCATGCTCTACAAACTTGACTTCAAATAATCTTGACCCTAATGGAAAGAATACTAAGTCACCCTCTCTGGGTCTTGTAGCTAATTCATAATCTGTTGGATCTAAAAATGGTGATATGAAATCTTCAAATCTTTCTCTTGATATAGTGAGTGTAACTTCGTCTCTCAAACTTACACCAAATTTTGTCATAATATCACCGGCACCTGAATATCCCTCATAGGTATTCACATATGCTTCCAATAAAAAATTATCATCAAATCGAGATGACTGCACCTCTTCGATGATAGACTGTCTATTTACAAATTTTCTTGGAATATAAGTAACCTCTACCCCATAAATTTGCAACTGCTCATTTATGAGATTCTGAACTAATCTCTGTTCACCGGGAGATCCTTGTAGAAAAAAGGGATTGAGTGCCATACATGTTA